TTCAATAGTCCATGATGGTGATTCTAATTTAACCATCTTAAACTGTTGTCTATTCTTCTCATATGTCTTAGCAGGTTCATCACCAGCAGTCTCACCATAATGAGTTTCTTTCATACCCAAGTATTCTAAGATAGAATCATCAATCATAAACCAGAGTGCATCCCACGTTAAGGTTTCTCTTAACTTGACTGCAATCTTATCAATATCATTTCCATCTAGGTATTCACCTTTACATACTTTCTCTGAATAATCACCATATTGAGAGAGAAGTTTCGCTCTAGTCTCTACCAACTCATTGAGGTTGATAGAAATTTTCACATCATCATCAATCATTTAAAATCACACTCCAACATAATTTGTGTTAAACATGCCAAAAGATTAATCTCTTGATCTACTACAAAAGCAGACTTGTATTGATACTCTGCAATAATAAGTACAGCAGCAGCAACACTTGGTCCTTCCATAATAGTAGAAAGATTGTCATATAGTTTTCTCATTATAGCAGTAGGGTCACTATCTAAATTCTGAGTAACCCACTTCTTAACATCATTAAATTTCTTATGCTTTAAATGCTCTGTAAGAGAATCAATCTTAGCATCACCTAACGCTGCGAGGATTCCAGTATCGATAGAACCTGTTGAACTATATCTTTGGAGTTCGTTGAGTGTTCTTCTGAAGTCTGGGAAGTACTTTTGGACAACTGTGGCAACCACTTTGTCATTGAACCGTACCTCCTCTCTGGTAAGGATGTCTCTACACCTTTCAAAGAACTGACCTGCGAGAGATTGTTTAGTTTTTCCACGGACATTGAAATCAATTACTGTTGTTCTACTATGTAATGGTTCTATTATTTTATTCTTAAAGTTACACGTGAATATGAACCTACAGTTCTTCTGGAACTCTTCAATCGAGGCCCGTAAGAGGAGTTGTACGTCGGGTGTCGTATTGTCTGCCTCATCGATAATGAGAACTTTGTGACGACTTGTAGAAGTAAGAGAAACAGTACTAGCAAAGGTCTTTGCCTGATTGCGTACAGTGTCCAAGAATCTACCCTCATCAGATCCATTAATAACATAGAAGTCTGCTCCTAGTTGATTACATAATGCTTTTGCAATAGTAGTTTTACCAACTCCAGCAGTCCCTGACAAGAGAAGATTTGGTATCTCACCTTGCTCAATGAAACTATTAAAGGTGGTCTTCACATCTGTAGGAAGTATACAGTCCTCAACTTTCTGAGGTCTATACTTCTCTACCCATAAAAAATCATTCATGAATTTAGTACCCATGCGAGTCTAATACACATACCAACAATAATAATATAATATACCCACATAACCCACATACCTACTTGATTATGCCTACTACCACGTTTGTAGGGGTGACATCCAATAGGACCAGAATCCCACCCATCTTGCATATATTCTGTTGTAGGAATTTCTCTAGGCATTAGGTTCCAAAGCGATGAAGTATTTGATACCCTCACCTTGAAAGAGAGCAACGTTAGACTTACTTAGTGTAACATTATAGTCTCCAATAAGCAACTTCAAGTTCTCAACCTTAAAGCAATAACAGAAATCATCATCCGTTGTACCAACCTGAACTGAATAACTATTAGAAGTTTCATTCTTCTTATCAGTTACACGTAAACTCATCTCACTACCATCACCATACAAACATAGATCTGGTAACTGATATACACTAGCAGCACGTTGTAATTGCTGTAAGGTACTGGACTCTAATCTAAACTTAACATCATCTGAAGGAAGAGATATCTCTTTCTCAGGTGGTTGAGTAATAATATCAGGATCAGCATAAAAGAACCTAGTCTTAGATCTACCCTTAGTGTCACTCACAGTGACATAGTTATCCTTTGATGTATCAATAGTTGGTTGTTCAAACAAAGATAAACCACCAAGGAATACACCCAGATCATAAATCGATAATTGGGATTCAAACTGTTCTTCTATATCAGCTATAGCAAGAATGTTTTTATTAATGCTCAGTGTGCTTAACTTGTTACCAGGATTGATAACAATGGATTTGTTAATAGAACAAAAGTTCTTTAATACTTCAATTGTTGGTTTGGATAATACAGTCATTTACTTGTCATAATCAACGGAGAAAGGGGTGGATGTAGACTGGAGAGCATTTGCTGCAGCAGTCTTATCGTTAAAGTGTAGAAGGAGTACAGCATAGTGGATAATCTTAATAATGTCCTTACGTGCTGTACCCTTTCTATCATACCTTGAGGCATATTTCAATATGTTAGACCTACAGAATGCCTCTGCGTCACCTACTGAATCAATCAAGTCCAGAGTCTGAACATTGTTTGAGGAGTAGTGACCCCTGTAAGTTTGACTAATATAGTCTGAGACCTCTTTCAAGATCTCATTTTCATTGTACTTCATAAACCTTTTTTAGACCTATTCTGAATAATAATCCGATCATTTGCATGATCGGGTATAAATTCTAACACATCATCATGTGGCCACATCATCTCCTCATACAAAGCGTTGAGTCGATCCATGTCCTCCCAGAGATCATTTACATGTCGGGGGTCGTTATCCTCCCCCCAATGATGCTCCTCTGGTTCTAAATCTCCATGCATTAAATTTCTCCTTCGGGGGTTTCGGTTTCTTCACCAGCATCAACCTTGGTATAAAGATCCAAGAATGATTGCTTAGTATCATCATCAAATCTATTTACGCAATTAGTAATCGCTTGTAATCGATCACCAAATATAGTGTATGCTTGTGCGATATGTACAAGACGACGTGTTGTGATAACTTCATCCACTCCTCCATCGAAGAATGTTTTGCGTATCACTCCTGCCCATTTTACCAGATTTTCAGCAAATGTCAATTCGCATCCAACATTCTTTAGTATCTTCTGTTCAATAACAGGTGATGGATAATCCTGTTCAAAGGTTACTGGGAATCTTTCAAGGAAGGCTTCGTTGAGCACGTTAGTTCCAACAAATCTTCCGTCGTCTGAACCTTTACCTTTAGTATTTGCGGTGGCAATGACCGTGAATCCTGATTTTGGTTTGACGTATCTTCCAGTCTTTTTAAGGAAAATTCCTTTACCTTCAAGGACGGACTGGAGACAGAGAATCTTGTTTGAGGCAAGGTCGATTTCGTCAAGGAGCAAGACAGCCCCTCTGTCGAGAGCTTCAACAACTGGTCCATTGTGCCAAACGGTGTCACCGTTAACAAGCCTGAAGCCGCCAATGAGATCATCTTCATCTGTCTCTATAGTAATATTAACACGTATCAACTCTTTATTTAGTTGAGCACATGCCTGTTCTACCCCCAATGTCTTACCGTTACCACTAAGACCAGTAATAAAAACAGGGTAAAACTGTCCAGAACCAACAACTTTCTTAAGAGATTTGGCATTGCCGAAGGGTACATAGTTCGGATCATTTTCTGGAACATAAGAAACTTTTTGTGTAACTGGTTCTGCTGCTGGTGCTTTATATGCTTTTTCTATATCTAAAGCAGTCAAGTCCCAAGTACCTCTATCTGACTTATATGCTTTAAGTCTTTTATTAACAGTGGGATAAGATAACTTGAACTTGTTACCTGCTGCTCTCAAGTCGATGGTATCAACTTTAGCATTAGATCCATGCTTGTCCTTAAGAAAGGAAATGATTTGTTCGGTAGTAACTTCTGACTTGATTGGCATAATGACTCTTTGTTTCTATATGTTTATTATAACAGAATTAAACTTCAAATCAATGTCCTATGGACACTTAATCAACTGTCCATATCCTTTTTAACTGTCTCACATCAGACACACCAAACAATGATTTACACTTCTGTTCAGCATCTTGTCTGAGATTGGATGTGCAAAGAAATTCTACCTTAGTTAATCTATTAGATTCTAATAGAATATACGCTTCCCATTTAATCGGTTCCATATTTTATATCGTCAGATGATGGTTTATCGAATAATACTTTATCTATATAATCGTTTGTCCATTCTTTATCGAACCATTTCTCTAAAATGCCACGAGTCTTATCATTCTTTCTTTGCTGATCACAATAATAAATCTGATCATCATACCTAAGCATTGCTGCACACCAGTCTGGATCCCTTGTAGCCTTACTATGCAACTTACAATATATACCAAGATAGTTTAAAACAAGACAGTAGAAATTTGCCATATCTATATCCTCAGTAAGACGCATGAACTTACAATAAGGAGAAAATATTTCATCACCCCATAATGGAAGTGGTCTCTTCTCACCAATATTAAATTCATTACTAATCTCTCGTACATCATCCCAATTATCAAAACCTCGTACAGGAGATATATCAACGATAGCAGCAGTGATTACTTTCTCTGTGGCAACAATGTCACATCCAAAGATAGGAAGATTATAATTTGGATCGGGAAAGAATACGCAATGTAGTATCTTCATTCCCTTTAATTCTGCTAACTCTAAATGCATCTTCCTGAGACCAGGTGCTGTATACATTGTGTTCTTAATAGTCAAATCATCTTTCTTTACTTCTGGTATAGGACACTTTAATGGTTTCACACCATTAATGTCTTGCATAGTGTATGAAAGTAGAACTGCTATGTCTTGTACTAAATCAGGCATAACTAAAAAAGAACTCCTTGATTAATTTTTCAGATTCATCTTTACCAAATTGATGTGAAAGATATCCTGAGATAGGATCTAACTTTATCATATAAGAATCAAAGTCTTTATAGACTGTTGTATCTTCTTCAGTTGGTTTTGCTTTATCTATCATTTCTTTATAGAGTGACAAATAGTATTTGAATGTTGGTAGGAATGTATCCACTCCATCCATCTCACAATACCTTACAAAGATATTATCAGAGAAATGATTACCCTTCTCAAAGAAACGATAGGTATCTGTTGTCTGAGGTAATGGTGGTACTTTCAATAGATAATTTTCTACTGGATGTTGGAAGTCAAATACTATAATACATTTCTTCTTATTAAATCCCATCAAGTCCATACCAAAGCAAGGAAGGTTATGTCCAGTCTTAGGGTATATTATATTGTTATGGATATCAACAGTACCATCCCATATATCAACGTGCCTAGACTTA